CCCGACCTGCTCCTCCACTACCTGAAGAACCAGTATTGTATCCAGTTTGAGTCCCTTGCCAAGTCCAATAATTATAGGCACCAGCAGCGCCCCCGCCACCACCACCGCCACCACCTTGGATAACACCGGCATTGTTTATTGAAGTTGGATATCCAACTTGTAGTGCATTACCACCAGCACCTCCAGCCGGGGCGGCCCCTGACCCTGTACCCCCGCTTCCACCATTACCACCAGCTCCAGATATTGTTCCATTATTGTTTATAATTACGGTATCATTTCCAGTAAATCCTGATACAGTCATTGCAGGGTTGGCTGTACTTGCACTTCCCACAACAACACCACTATTAACTGTTACATTTATAGTAGATTGTCCGGCTTTATATCCGTTTGATTGAGCTGCGGTCAATACATTGTAATTATTAGTATCAGCTCCAATTAATAAATTAATTATTTTATTACCACCAAAAGATAATAAAAAATTATAGATAGACATTAGGAAAGGCCATTACCTGCAATTACCGCAGAGCTAGCAGTAATAAAAGCAATTGTACATAATCCAGTTAACCCAAGTGTTCTATTGCCTGAGGTAGCTGTGGATTGTCCAGCCCAATACATGGTAAGACCAGTACCCTGTGTGATAGTCATTGCTGCAGATGTTGAGCTGTTATGAATTGTTACTGTATCGCCAGGACTAAAAATTGAATTGGGAATAGTCAATGTTCCCCCGGCTCTGTAAATAAATTTTCCAGCATCATCAGCTTTTAAGGTATATCCTGTGGCAGGACTTGAAGGAGGTACACTTCTTAGGTTTCCTAATTTATCAGAAACAATACCTCCAGTTGAGGTTATATCACTTGCCACTGATACAGTACCAGTACCTATGACGGAAATACCACCACCGCGTGTTATTCTTATATCAGCACCACTAACATTTAATTGTGTGTAAAAATATGAAGGACTTGTATTAACTTCAAAAATCGCATTTGCTGTTAACCTTGCATTGTGTATATGTTCGCCCGTCAAATATAAATCACCTGGTTGGCCTGTAAATACAAAATAACCACATGTATTCACTGCCTCTGCAAGAGATGCATTGAGGTCTAAAGCAGTTAATACTTCACCTTGTGTATATGTCTTTCCCATTAATTATCCCATTATCATTGTGTTGTCGGTTGGAACAGCGGGACCACCAAGAACTAGAGGTCCTCCTAATTTACCTGCACCTGATGGTGATTCAAGAGGTGCATTTGATACTGTACTACCAGGTATTATTACTGCGCCACACCCAGCAACGCTACCTGCCACAGCAGTTATTTTACCTTCAGTTTTAAAATTACCTGATCCATTAACAATAGGTGTTACACCATGACCAGGAATAGGACAGGAATGAAAATCTCCTACCCTAGCTGTTAATGCACCTTCAGTTTTAGTAACAGCAGCACATGTTATAATTGATCCACCATGTGAGCTGCTGTCACCAAGTCTAGCAATTAATGCCATTAGGCACCTAGAATTTGTTTAAACTCTTCAGTATGTTTCTGACGATCTTCTAGACCAATAGTACCACCATTGATTCTCTTAGTAACAGCAACAACATCATCGCTGTCAGCAAGAGTATTAAGACCGTTCTTGTTCCAGAACCATGCTGCTGATTCACAAGCCCCTTCTGGGGTTTCAAGATACTCAGCACACTCTTCAACAGATACACCCATATCAGCTGCCATGGCAGAATAGTTATTCTTACCTGTGAGCTGAATTAAACCACGACCACGATAACGGAATCCATCGCCTGTTGATTCATCACCATTACCCATTCTTCCACCATAAACGCGATTAGCAATTTTCTCTGGTTGACGTGCATAGTCATTAGGATCTACATCTTTGAAATACTTAGGAAATACTTTGGCAAGACTATCTGCAGAATAGTTAAGGTTTTCTACTACTGCACGAAATCCACCTGATTCATGAGCAGTCTGTGCAAGAAAATGTGAAAGACGTAAGGGTGTATTCAATCCATATTTTTCTGCAAACATATCTAAACTTGCTACTAAAGCTGCAATAAGATCTCCGTCTGCGCTTGGATAACCGTGTTTAATTTGTTCTTCTGTAATCATAATTAACTCCTTAAGAAATAGTATTATTGTACATAATAAATGCTAATTGAACTGTGGGTGGTGTATAAGAATATGATTGGCCTGCTAATATATTTAATGTATTAGCTGCGTCTGATGGATTTAGTAAAACAGTATTAGATGTCAATTGTGTATGAACATGATCTAATACATCTTCAGTTGTGTGACTTCCAATATCAACAGCAGCACCCACTCCTGTTTCTTGTCCTGTTAAAGGACCAAGATGTGAATGATTCCCATTTGCCGCCATGGAAATAGATGTGATTACCATTGAATTTGAAGTATTAAAAACAACATTATGATATGTGTTTGATGTATCAAAATTGGCGTAGATGTAATATCCTCTTAAATCTGGAGTATCATTATTACCATCACAAAAACACCAACCTATTGGTAGTCCCTTAGAATTAGCACTGAGACCTTCATATGAAGTGCCCTTACCAATTGAATATGCTATAATTATTCCATTAGCAATTGGTGTTTGATCTTGGGTAGTTACCCAAGCCTTGAGAATTTTAGATCTTAATGCAACATTTGCATTGTATGTAACCTGATGTGAATGTGCTCCTGCTTCTTTTACAGCATAAGCAGTTTGTCCAGTTTTATCAGATTTATAAGTTCTGGTTGCAGGGGATATATTATGATTATGTGGTAGTACAGTATTTGTTGGTATTGTAAAATTAATTTTACTAGCAAGTTCTCCAACTACACCTGGATTACCATCTTTAGCAATAATTGGTAATACTTTACCACTAGCTGATTGAATTAAGTTATGAGTTGTATCATTTCTAGTATAACCAGAAATAAAATTAAAACTATGACCTGATTCAGTTTTACCTTTTGTTAAAGCAATTCTTTTACCACCTAGAGTAGTTGAAAGTGCAATTGTTGTACTATTTGCAAAATTTACATAATAGAAACTACTATTTGAAAGACCAGTTATTGCAGTATTTCCTGCAGATACAATATATTGTACCTGATCATTTGCTCTTAAACTATCTGCTGTTGATAATTTAATTGTATTATTAGCTGTAGTCAAGGTGTTACCCGTTACAGCACTATTAGCATTGAAAGATGTTGTTGTGGTTACAAGATTTCCAAATACAATTACATCTCTTGGTAAAAATGTTAGTTTAGTATCATTGTAACCTGTGTATTTTGTTGTTAAACGAGGATCACGAAGAATAGGATCTACAGCAATAGATCTTATACCACCAATAGAACCTCCGATTGAAACAACACCAGAGTCTGATATTTGTTGAATACCATAGGGAACAGATCTTACAGCTGTTGCAATGTTATTAACAAAATGACTATGAATATAAGAATTACTTTGATCTATGTAATAATATACTGTAGATTGTTTATCACCCGTATTGTACCCCAGAGCCTTGTAAATTACAGTTCTTCCTAGTGTTTTAGGATTATGGGAATTTGTACTATAGGCTGTCACAGCTGTATTGGGAAGAGAAGTTGTAGCTTCTAAACAAAGTCCAGTATTTGATTTCCAATAATTGTCTGTTGAAATACAAGAGATAACTGGGTGACAAGAAATTTTACTTAATGTATTATCTAATCTATAAAATTGTGCTACAGGATAATAAATTTCTGAATATTGTCTATAGTATTCATAGTTTAATGTACCCGATGATGTGTTTGTAAAATTTGTTTCTTTACCATAATAGAAAAGTACAGAATACAAGGGAATATAAGGGTCTTTACCCTTTGGGGCATTAGATTCACCATCAGTGCGGATTAATCCAACTTTAGATAAAGGCATGGTTTAATCCTTTATACTGTTGGAAATCCCTTGGCAGACATCAGTCCATACCAAGAAAGCCCACCATCAGTTGTCATGAATGTTACAAAATCAGTGTAGTTTGGTGTTGTTGAAAGTGTAGGACCATCAGGTGCATATATACCTTCTCCTGCAGGCCAATATATTGCATCATTAAGAGACCAATCAACAGTTCTGCCGCCATACGAATCTTGTTTTAAAATAAGGGTGAAGCTAAATGATTTACCAGATGCCACTCCTGTTGTTCCTAAAAAGATAGGAACAATAGCTTTATCTAGTAAAATAGTGATTATGTTACCATCGATCGGATCAACTGTTACTTGTGTGACTGGACCAGTTATAACTGTATTTGCAGAACCAATATCATTAATAGCTTCACTGTAATTTTTAATTACAGGGCTTATAATTGTGTTGCCGGCAAAATTAATTGCAGTGCTTACTGTATTTGTGATGTAAACATTAGAATCAAATACAATACCAGTTGCGGCCGCATTAACTCTTAAGAAATAATTGGCTTTACCAGAATATGATTGAGGTACATCAGTTAGATCAATAAAGGCAAGAGTACCTGTTGCTCCTGTTGATCCCTGATAACCCGTGCTACCGCTTGAACCTCTGTAACCAACAGAACCAAGGTATCCAACAGGACCTATACTTCCTACAGATCCTTGATAACCCTCAGAACCACGATATCCCGATGGTCCCAAATTACCAACAGAACCTGTATAGCCAACTGATCCTAGATAACCTGTATCCCCTAATGAGCCTTGGAATCCAGCTGCACCTATTGGACCATCCGGACCAACTGAACCAAGGAATCCTGCAGATCCTTGATAACCTTCTGATCCTCTGTATCCAGATGGACCAACACTTCCTGTATATCCAGTTAATTCAGAAAGAGGGATGCCTAAGATATCTAAAACAACATTGTTAGACCAATAGGCACCATTAGATCCAACTAAAATTACTGAACCAACGTCCGCCTGTCCGCCAGTAGAATTTGCTGTATCAATTTGGGAAACATATATTTTGGTGGCCATTTTTTATCCTAATAAACTAGTTTTTCTAGTATATTTATGATAATCTAATTCATTGATTTTATGGTTTATTGAGTAGAGAAAGAATCTGATCTATTTTACTATTGTCTACTAAAGTGAGGTCGTTCCTAAGATCATTAACCATATTAAATACAAAAGTTCTCCAGAATGTTTTCTGTTCTTCTGTAATATGAGAAGGCCATTCTGTCACAAAAGCAGAAGGAACATTACCATCATTTGGCATATCTCTCCAATATGGCCAAGATGTACATTGCATTGCATATTTTTCTATAAGTTCGTCCATTTTGTTTCTCACAGATTTTCAAAAGCTGATGTTTTTGGCGTAAAGTTTCCAGTATATCTTGCATATTTTGTAACACGAAGATCATCAATATAGCCATTAAAGTAATAAAAATCTGGAGCTGATGTACCAGTACTGATTGCACCCACTAATTGTAATGGATTAGTTGCATATGTACTTGTACCAGTACCAGCAGCTGTACCATCTATATAAATTGTTATTGTAGATCCTGATCTTACAAAAGCAACATGAGTCCAAGTATTTGCTATAATATTAGAAGTTGCCCTCACAACATTGGAGTTGGAAGCTCCTGGATAGCTAAATGTTCCTAGGATAGAATATAATGTACTAACACCAGAATCTGTTAAATAAAATGCTATTATTTTTGTACTGCTTGTGTTGTGCCACACTGACGGTGCAAGAGAAGATGTTGGTGTGTATACCCAACACTCAATTGTAAAATCACAACTTGCAGGTATAGTTATACTTTGAGTGTTGGGTAATATAAGACAACTGGCGCCAGCATTTCCACCAAAAGACATACTACTTCCACCAAATTTACTTTGTGTGGTTGATATTGCAGCAGAAGACCCAAATGTGGTAATGGTATTCTTTGCAGTCTGGTCGTAGATACCTGCATTTGTAGCATTTAAAAGTAAAGATGTGTTAGTAATTGCAGTAAGGGGAGCTGTAGGAACAGTAATAGTAGTTTGAGCTGGATCATAGACTGCGGTACCATTGACTACTCTTAAATTTGAAATATAACCATTCCAATAACCAGTACCAACAGTACTTCTGCCTATGTTTTGAGTTCCTGCAGATGCATAGCTAACACTAGATGTTGCCGTAGCAACTCTTGATCCGTTGACAAACAAAGCCATACTCGTGCCAGATCTAACGTAAGCAAAATGATTCCAAGAGTTAATAGTTAAATTAGAATAAGCATAATCAAGCTGAAAATCTGTACCGAAACGACCTAATCTTAATGTACCGTTTGCAGTGCTGACCCATACTTGCATACCACCTGATATACCATTATCAATAATAAATTGATCTCCTGTAGACCAGGCATTGTTTTTATATGCCCAAAATTCTACAGTAAAATCACTAGTGCCTATAGCTAGTGCACTGGTTGTACCAGAAAGATAATCACTACTACCATTAAAGTAAATACTACCTCCAACAGATGATGTTGAGTATGCTGCAGAAGGTGCAAATGGAGAAAATGGTTGAACTGATGGTGTGCCTGCAGGTGTTAGTGTATATGCATTAGTACTATTATCGTTAAATCTATTATCCTGACAAGTAAGTAATTGTGTGCTTGCATCTGCAGTAAGTTTTGTTGTTGGTGGTGTAAAATTACCGGTATATAAACAAGTACCAGAGATTTTTAAATTAGATATATAACCTAGCCAAGGATAAACTGTGGGTGAAGTAGCAGCACCACTTATTCTAGGCGATCCTTGGTATATACTTGAAGTATAATTAGTAGAAGTAGCATCTACACTACCATTTAAAAAAATACGTAATGTGTCTGATGAATCTCTGGTAACCGCAACATGATTCCATTGATTCAATGGAACTACTGTAGCACCATACACGTTACCAGCAGTACCATGACCAAAGTAAAGCTTATAACCTGAACTATTATCAATACCGAATATTATTCTATTACCGTTAGAGCTTAGGTATTGAGAATATAAATGCTGTCCACCTGATGTAGATGTAAATACCCATGCCTCTAAAGTAAATTGACCAGTAGCAGGAATAGGATTACCACTACTAATTGATAGATAATCACTAGTACTACTAAAATAATTAGACCACCCAGTTTGACTAAAAGGACTGAGTGTTCCTTGGTGAGGTTTACCATTGGTAGTTAATGTATAGGCATTTGTTGAACTATCAACAAATGTGGTATTATTGGCTCCATTTGAACCATCTGCGTGAAGTAATAAAGATGTTAAATTGAAGTAAGAATCTGGTGGTATAGCTGGAGTGATTGCAGGCCAAGTCCCTGCTTTTTGTTTTTGCATGTGTGCGGGCAACCCCCACAACCCTGAAGCAGAAGAAGAGCTTGTTGTTCTTTCGGTGGCATTTATGATATTACCAGGGTAGGAAATTGCCATGTGTTAACCAATTATTTCATAGGAACATACTGCCTGAAGATTGTTTGCACTGGCAATAACATTTAGTACATCACCTTCTTCTAAGTATATGTTTGCATCTTTAGATATTGCTATTAATGCGGCATTTGCAGGAACAGATATATTTGACGCAACTTTATAGACTATAGAAGATCTTAATACACCAGCAGTGATACCAATATTATTTGCTGTATCTGTATTTGTTACCACAAGGCTGTTTATCTTTACTAATTGATTACTACCAGATGCATTAGATACAACGTTAGATGATGAAAGATTACTAACGTTTGCTACTGCGGTTTTTCCTGTAACTGTTGTAATTCCCAATAAATTAGGAGCTGTCATATTATCCTCTTCCTAGAATTATACTATATGTGTAGAGAGAAGCTGCTGATGTAGTTGATGTTGCTGTTGACCAATATACAGCGGTACCATTTGATGTTAATACTTGTCCAGTTGATCCTGGGCTTCCGTTAGCCACAAGAGCAGATGAACTAGATAGAATGACATTAGCAGAGAAGGTAACAGAATTGCTAAACGCTGCTGTTGTATCTACTAAATCCGGTCTTACTCTTGTTAATGCCATTTTATTCTCTTATTAGAAAGCTGTTGCTTCATCCCATTCAACTGTTACAACAATAACACCAGTACCTGAACCAGTTGTACCACCGATGAAGGCAACATCATTTTTGATTCTGAAACCTTCACTACCTGCAAGTACTAGTGGGTAACTTGATAAGTTAATACCGTAATCCATTCCACTATAAGGAGGAACAAATGGTTGAAAGAAGTCTCTTAACCCACCACCACTCAAACCGTTATTGGGAAATGGTAGACCGTTAGAACCAGCTGAACCAATAAATCCGTAATGAGGGAGAACAGTTACAACACCGGCTGGACCACCTAATATAACCTGTGCATACGGTGTAGCATCTTCTGATGTTGCAGAATCACCTGTAATACCAGCACCAGATGCATAGATAACCGCTGATGCGGCTGATGTGCCCATAGATGTTCTTTTCTTATTAACCAAGGCGGTTGATTGGCCTGCGCCATATCCGGTACCACCAGTTGTACCTTGTGTAAATGATGTAGGTACACGGTAGAGTGAAAATGATGGTCTTGAAGTGGTAGTAAACCCTGTTGCAGTATGTTGTATACCAATTTGCACAGATCTGATCATACAGAGACCGCTACCTGTGTTTTTAAAAGTATACAATACACCGTTTGCGGATGTGATACCTGACCATGTTATAGAGCTAGTAACTAAAGAAGCTCTATATGATCCTGTCATTTCAATAGGACGAAGACCCGACCTCATGGCTGCAGGTGTTCTGTCAACAACCACAAGATCATTTGTTACGTTAGACTGAATATAACCCATCTTGTTATTTCCTTTTCAATTTGAGCTAATATCAGTATGCTGCTGCTTCTTCCCATTCAACTGTGACAACTAAGTTGCCTGAACCAGTTGCAGCAAATGCAGTATCGTTCTTAATACGGAAACCTTCGTTCTGAGCAAGTACTAGTGGGTATGCAGAAGCATTGTATGGACCAATAAAGTCACGGAGACCATCAACCGGGGTAGTTGTAATTGCTGCAGGTAAGTTAAGAAGAATATGACCATATGCTACTGAGTCTTCAGCACCTACTGTATCACCGGTGATTACAGTTGTTGTGCCAATCACTGCAGAAGCGTTTGGTGTTGCAAGTGATGTTCTCTTTTTATTTACTGAGAATACAGTCTGTGTACCGTTAGTTGTACCTTGTGTGAAAGATGAACGAACAACATAAAGACCAAGACGCATTGAACCTTGTGTATATGCAGTTGTTACCTGTTCACCAACTTGAACAGAACGAACAATGCAAAGACCAGTACCTGTATACTTAAATGTATAAAGAACACCAGCTGCAGTAGAAGCAGCAATGGTACCAGAAACAAGTGATGCACGATATGAACCTGTCAATTCGTTTGGACGAAGTGTTACACGTGCGGCACTAAATGTAGGATCAACTGTCATAGTTGCGGTTGATGCACCTGATTGTAGAACAGCCATTTTATTTTCTCCTTATTATGATAGAATGTAATTAAAGAATCGGGTATTAGAAACTGGACCGGGCGTTGCTTCAATATAATAAGAAATAACACCGTTTGAGGAAACATATGCAGCACAATTAAAGCTATCAAACTCTAACTCATCACCATAATATGATGATGTAGATGAACCGTTAGAAGAAGCAGCTGATGAATACATAGAGACTGCTGTTACGTAAGTACTGTTTGCAATTGCTTTAGAATCTGAAATTGTTCCTGATGTTGTATAAACAGCATTAGGACCAAAATCAATACGAACAGCTCTTTGACCTTTTTGTAATGCAAAACCGCCAACAGTAGTACCATCGTGAACATGTACCACATCTGTATCAGTGTTAACAACAACTTCACCTTCAGCACCTGTGAAGGTTTGCATTGTTGCTGTGTTGCCTCTTCTAAGTTGAAGCACTGTAGCCATTAATTGCTCCTCAAATATTTAAATCTATTGTAGCAGTACCGTTAAAGGGAGTAGATGAACAATCATATGTATAAGCATATTTTGATTCACTACCTAATGTATTTGTAAAATCTGGAGAAAGTGATCCTAGATCACCAGAAGGAAAAGATAAAGCAGTAGCACCGACTGGGAACCACCCACCACCAGCAGTACTAGAAATATAAGTTTCAAAGATGCCAAGTGTGGAATTGTAGCGAAATTGTCCGGCTGAATATGTTGCCACACGATCAGTAGATGTTCCTACTGCAGTAACAAATGAATTTCCAACAACTTGTAGGCCATTTTTGACCCTAAAATCTGCTTGCGTAGCCATCTTTCCCTTTCCAGATTGCTAACTATATTTATAAGCTATTTATATTATCTATCTTCAAACTTGCGTGCTGGTGGTGTAAAGTTTGAAGTGTAACGTGCCACTTTAGAAATACGAACATCATCAAGATAGGCATTCATATAAGAATTATTATACGCACCAATAGTTAAGAATGTACCAGCTTGAATTGATGGAGTACCGCTTATAGCTGTAGGGCCTAAAACCAAAGTACCATTATAATAAAGTGAAACACCCGATGAAGTTTTAACTGCAGCTATGTGACTCCAAGTGTTTAAGGGTATTGTTGTAGAAGACGTCAGGCTTACTGCTGCACCATTATAATAATAAAACTTTAAAAGGCCAGCTGTAGTCATTCCAAAGGACCAATCATTGGTTGAACCATTATATACCATACCACCTATAGTGACTAGTTGGTTATCTAGACCAACCGACATTCCTGTGTAACTAAGTGGATAAATCCACATCTCTACAGTAAAGTCTGATAAGTGAAATGCATGAATAGCTGAATTGTATGGAGCAACTATTGCGCTTGTAGATCCGTCAAAATACATACTTGTTCCACCAAATTTACTTTGAGTGGAACTTAGTGATGTTCCAACAGTTGCTATATTATTTTTACCTGTATTATCAATAATACCAGCATCAATTGCTTTTAAAAGTAATGATGTATTAGAAGTAGCAGTGACCGGTGTAGATGGAGGTGTGAACGAACTTGTGTATAAAGCTTCTCCCTTCAATATTCTGATATCTGAAATATATCCTGAATATTTCATAGAAGCATCATATTGACGGGCCCCTACATATAACCCCAGAGGGTAAGTATTTGATACCCACATTACACTTGATGTATTTTGTAATAAACCGTTTAAAAATAAACGTGTATTAGTACCATCAAAAGTTGTTGCTACGTGATACCACTGGTTGTTGGATAATGGGGAAATAGAACTTATAGATTGAGTACTCGGACCCCTATCAGTATAATAAACTAGTAAATTAGAAGATTCAATTCTAAATGTATAGTCATAAGCTGAAATACCGTTTTTATTTACTAAATCTTGTTGAGTACCATTTATAAGTGTTGGATACATCCAATATTCAATAGTATAAGCAACATTAGAGGCAAAACTAAAATCTGTAGTTTCGGCTATTGTCAAATAATCTGTACTACCATTAAAATATATACTACCACTTGTTATATCTTCAGAATAACCCTTGTTTGATTGAGCAAATGGTGAGTATGGTTGTACAGAAGGATTACCATTAGTTGTTATAGAAACGTTACTTACTGTTGTATTTGCACCTATAAACCTATATGATTGACTTGTTGATAGTTGTGTATTAGCAACAACAGATAAAGGTTGTGTTGGTACCGTATATGTTGACGAGGTAATATCATATATGTTTGCATTATTCACATACCTGAAATTGCTGATGTATCCTCTAAAGTAGCCATCAGCAGTACCACCTATTTTAGTAAAAGCATTATATCCAGTAGAATCAGCTTGTGCAGCAGCCAAAGCTACACCATCAGCATACCCTCTTATATTTCCATTAGATTTAACTACCACAAAATGATGCCATTGGCCTGCAGCCAAACTAGATACACTACCCAGACTGAAACTAGTTGAACCCTGTGCAGCAAATCTTAAATTACCACTATTAAAGTAAACTACCAATGCACCTGCTGCACCATCTGTTATGTCAAAATTGGAACTCCAGGTATTGTTGTTATATAACCAGAATTCCATGGTAAAATTACCAGTGCTGGCAGCAGCGGGACTTACGGTTAGATAATCACTTGTACCATTAAAATAATTACTCCATCCATCAGCTGGCATATTATTTGGATACGGGGTAAATGCACCTGGTGCGGGTTTACCTACAGGTCTAACAGCAGGTCCACCTATAGAAATAGCAGGTGAACCTACAGTGGTGATAGGAAGGTTACTAGGACTATTATCTTTAAATATAGGCTGGCGTGTATTTGATATTGGATTTTGTGCAGTTAATATTTGTGTACCATCTACATATGTCAATTCAGATGTAGGAGGAGTGAAACTATTTCCAGAATACATAGCTTGGCCACCCACCAACCTCACATTTGAAATGTATCCATTAAAGAAGTTAAGGCCACCGGTAAGATCCCATCTTCTACCAATGTAAAATGTTGATTGTATGGGTAAAGTTATCCATGCACCTGTATATGTTGCTCCTGAAATGCTGCCATTTAAATACAATCGAGCAGTGGTTCCATCATAAACCAATGCTATGTGACTCCATTGATTTAGTGTAAGAGATGAACCTCCTGAACCTGGTCCTACTACGTTGGTACCATCAAAATAAGTGGCGTAGAGAGTAGAGCCGGCTGTTGTAGTTCCTGCGGAAGCACCATATATTGCAAAGGGAAATCCAACTCCAGTTGGACTAGATAAGATTGCTGTACCGTTTAGTTGTGTGAGAGGATAAACCCAACATTCTAAGGTGAACGGTGTTCTGGTTGTGGGTAATCCATAACTTGTTGCAAGGTTAAGGTTATCAGTAGTACCATTAAAATAATAACTTGAAGTACCTTTAAATGGTACAAATTTGTTTGATAAGTTATAATCCACAAACATGGTGTTATTAGCACCATTAAGGCCATCTCCATGTATCAACAGAGATGTGTTTTTAAAATTAGTATCCCTGGGTAAATTTAAAGAAGGTGCACCAGTAGATCTTGAAACAAACATTAGAAGTTTTGACCTGCAACAAACCCAAACCAGTTTGAACCATCACTAATAAATGATAGAATATCTCTTTTAATTGAAGATACTGTTATAACAGGTGCTGTGTTGTCAGCCCAAGTAACACCGTTCCAACCTACAGTGTAGTTACCGGAGCCAGTGTTAATAATCAATGTAAAACTTTTACCGGAGTTTGCAGTAGGCATATAAATTGTTGAGTTACTAGTTAAGGTTACTGAATGTAAAGATCCATTATTAAGATCTACTGTGTAACTGGTTCCTATTGCAGAATTAGTGTATGATTGTTCTTTGTAGTTATTAAATGTAGTATTTGCAATATACGTTGAGTTTATGTTAGCAACAGATATTGTATTAGAAAAAGTAACAGCATTAGCAAATGTTACGTTATTTGCAAATGTTACGTTACTATTATACGTTACTAAGTTATTAAATGCAATCGTATTACTAATTGCTATTGTACTATAGTTAAGTAATGTACTAAAAGAACTCCAACTTACATTAGTAGTGGAACCACCCGATATTAATATTTGACCAGCAGTTCCTAAATTACTATTTGCAGAAATATATGTTAGTGATGAATTACCAGTAACATTCAAACTAATTGTATTGGTTGATGTTGCAGTAGCAAAACCGTTTGCAATTGTGTTTGCAAAAGAAACATTCTTTGCTGATGTTGAAGTAACGATTGTACCAAGTGAAGCTAAATTTCTTGAATTAGACATTAAACACCTACCGCAACTCTATAAATCTTGACTGTATTATTTGAATTAGTTGGTGTACCTGTAACAAACAAACTTGATCCAGATATATAAGCGTCAAAAGACATCAGAGAATAGCTAGAATATAATGAGGCATACTCTGTGACAAACGCAGAGGTACCATTGTGTAAAACCATCAATTCACAAAAATGATATAGATTATTTGTTGTATCTGTTACCTGTATCATATACTTGGCTGATCTGTATGATGAAGTATTTAAAATATCTAATGATAATGTATTTGTTGAAGATGTTGTAACTTGACCAACGGTTTCAAAAGCAATTGATCCAATTGTAACTGAAGGAACAGATGCCATTGATACAGAAGGTGGTACAAACACAGTAGATGATTGTGTAACAATCTGTATATCATCACCGACATATAGTGCAGATGCAAATGTTATGGATGATCCATCAGTTGCAGTATAGTCTGTTGATGGTACTTGTAAGACACCGTTAACAAATACTTCAATTGCATTTGGAGTATATGAAAGAGTTACTGCATTATTATCTGAACCAGATACTACAGTTTGGCCCGCAATTGCAGTAAAATAGTATCTTGAATATGCAGTGGGAGCAGAGTAGATATTATAGGTTGACGGTGTTCTAACTTCAACTGCTACATTGTTTGCAATTGCTTCTGTAAAAGTAATTACAGTACCTGAAATAGAATATGCTGTTGTTGGTAATTGTCCGATACCGGAAACAAATACTATAGAATTATTAGTGGTTGTTGATACTGATAATGAGAACTGTGTGTTACTACCATTACCCGTAAAACTATCAGTGTAATAGTTTATTGAGGAATATAGTGATGTAGAAGTACCGCCAGAACCTGCCCAGGAGGTTCCGTTCCAAGTCCATGTCTTGTTATTAAATGTGTAAGTATCACCTACTAGGGGGGAACTTGGAAAATTGATATCAGCCATCCGAATCCTATATGTTTATTGGTATTTTATTTATGATGTGGCGCCTGAAACTAAGGTATTTGGAAAAAATCTACCATTACCCCATAAAATTCTAACTGCACCGTTAGCACCTGGTCCAGCTAAGCAGTCTGCTGTACTATTGTTTAAAGTACCTCCCCCACCTCCGCCTCCATAAGAACCTGGATTAGACAAGGGAGTAGATGCCGACCCACTACCGCCAACACCTTCAGTTCCACCAGAACCGCCTCCTCCTCCTCCGTTAGATCCAGCATAACCATTGGAACCTAATCCAAAGATACCTACTCCACCTCCAGGGATCCCAGCTCTACCATTTCCTGAAGTTGTTGTGGCACCGCCTCCCCCTGCCCCACCACCTTCTCCAGCAGTAGAATTTTTAATTGCATTTCTTAAAGCATCTGTTCCTCTACCACCACTACCTATATAACCAGCTGCACCACCACCCCCACTACCGTTATAAGTATCAACGTTAGGATATGTTAAAGCACCGCCACCCCCTCCTGTGCCTCCACTACCAATGTAACCATTAATTAAAAAAGAACCTCCAGGAGACGGTTGGGTTGTTTGAGTGACAGTAGCCCCATCAAAGTTACCACCTTGGCCACCGTAAGCAACAATACTAGTATCTGATATAAACCAACTATTTGAACCATTTGCCCCAACACCGGCCTGGTTTTCTAGACCCCCGGCACCAACAAAAAGTGAATATTGTTGTCCAGGTAAGACGCTTACATAATTAGCCCATGCAAGTCCACCACCACCACCACCTTGACCACGACGATCACGACCACCACCACCACCCCCCCCTATACATAACACGCTTACTTGATATACATTATTTGGGCATGTCCATGTAAATGATCCAGGAGTAGTGTATATATTTTGTCCAGGATTAATATTTCTTGCTGCGTGAACACCAACCAGAGCATTAACTATAGACATTAGAACAAGCTTCCACTAATTACGTAGGAGTCAGCGGCATCTACACAAATTATAGTTGCTAACCCTCTTTGGGTCAGTATTCTATTACCTGTAGAACTAGTTCCAGCCCAGTATAGTGTTGTTCCGGTGTTAGAAATAATTGTAACGTTAGAACTACTATTGTTGAATATTGTACAATTAAAACCTGATGTTAAAACGCCAGAATTTATCACAACATTGGCAGTAGTAGAAATAAGACCACCATTATAATTGTTTGATAAGGCAATAACTGTGCTTTGAGGTGTGACGGGTAATACTGTTGAACCTGCTGAACCTGTATAACCTGCATAACTCCAGTAAGTACTAGTACCATTAGATGTAAGTATTTGTCCCGATAAGCCTAGTGAGCCATTTGAACTAATTGAATTTGCAGTTAATGTTACAGCTACTACAGTATTTGTTGTAATATTATTTGAGTAGATATTATTTGAGGTTGTAGTATTAATACTAATTGTATTTGTTGTAATATTATTTGAGTAAATATTATTTGAGGTTGTAGCATTAATACTAATTGTGTTTGTTGTAATATTGTTAGAAAAAATATTATTAGAATTAATAGTATCAGATAAAAGAGATGTAGTATAAACTATAGAAGCAACATTAATAACCCCCACTTCAAAATTACCAAGTGAAAATGTTCCTGCTACTGATAAATTACCTGTTGTGATTCCATTTGTAATTGTCAATGTGTCGGCTGCAGCTGAACCTGTTACCGATAATGATGCACCAGTTAAAGAATGTGTAACTGCTACGGAATTAGCTGATATTGGACCAGGAATTGAAATGGCACTAAATGATGGTGTTGGGTTAGAGGCATCTACCCATTGACCAGTATCAACATCATCATAGTATACTTTAAGAGTACCTTCCTGTGTATTCCACCACAAATCACCAGAAGCAGGAGTGCCAGGCGCAGTATTTGATACTGTTACAGAGGCTCCACCACCACCACCTCCTGTACCGGATGAACCAGTATAACCTCTTACACCTTGATCACCTTGAGAACCAGTATAACCTAGACCACCTGATCCAACATATCCTGTAGAACCTACATATCCTACACCTATTGATCCAGTGTAACCATAAGATCCTGTGTAACCAAAATCACCCTGAGAGCCACTATAACCTAAATTACCCTGAGAGCCACTATAACCTATATCACCTTTAGATCCTGTGTAACCAATCGATCCAGTAAACCCATATGAACCAGTGTACCCTAGATTTCCTTGTGATCCAACGAAGCCAGTAGAACCTGTATAACCTATTGAACCAGTATAACCCAGATTTCCTTGAGAACCTACAAAACCTGTTGAACCCGTGTAACCTAAATCACCTTTAGAACCGGTGTATCCTGTTGAACCTGTATATCCTAGGTTTCCTTGTGATCCAACGAAACCTGTTGATCCAGTATAACCTATTGCTAGTGTGTTAGCCAACCAAACACCATAGTTATTTGCCCAACTCCAAGACTGGGCATTATAAGTATATGTTTGGTTATTTGCAGGGTTACTAGGAAAATTAATTGCCATATGTGTTCTTTTTACATTTATTTATTAGACGTATCTTGATTTAAAATTGCCGTAATTAGCAGCCAGTTGTGTAGTTGATAGTTCAGAAGTGTAAAACATTGCTACAGCACAATCAAAATTAGCATAATAACTGGCTTGTCCATATACCATACCTAATCTCCAATTATTAGTATTATCTGTAGCAGCATTGACATTTAATGCAGAACCAATTTGTACCTGATCAACAAAAAGTTTAGTACCACTTGCTGTACTTGATGTAACTGCTACTTCATGCCACTTACCATCAGATACTATATTATTATAGACAGTTGGTTGATTTTGTTGATCCCCCGCTCCTAATCCTGACCATATTCCAACATTACCACCGCCTATAGTTAACCCAAAATCCTGTGATGATGTACCAGAAGATACATACCCCATAATACCAGGTTTCTGATAATAAGTAGCATTATCAGAAAAAGATGTTGATTTTATCCAACAATAAAATGTAAATGTGGATAAGTTGGTAGTAACGAGTCCTATACCATATTGCGATGAACCGTTAAATGTTACATAGTTGTTTTTCTTTGTTAGGCTAGTGGTTATAGTGGGTGATCCAGTAAATGTCATGTTACCATAACCCATCTGATCAGTCCAGGAACTAGTAGATATTGTGTTATTAATACTACTTAAATATGCATCAAAATACTGTCTCAATCCAGTAGTGGTATATGTACTACTCCCACTGGTATTATAGTTACTTGACGTATATTTTCTACTGGATGTTAATGTTTTAGTAGACATTACGTAATTTCTGCTCCAAACACCGTGAATGCAATGTTAGCAGTGCTGTTTGCAAACACTACTATAGAATCATTAGCTGCAAGTGTAATGCCAATAGTTAGTGCAATACTATCTGAAGCAGGAATAGTTGTTTCGTAAGCTAAAAAGGTATTAGATGTGGGTGTTGAAATAGAATATCCACTCTTAACAGATGCTAACCTGAAATTTCTTGGTGTTGCATCTAAGTTACAAATATTTACTGTTGATACAGTAGCAGAAGTGGCTGCTGGAACTGTATATAAAGTGGTATATGTACTGGCAACAGGTGCGGACTGTCCTAATATTTTATACGCGTATGTCATTAATTAAGCTCCCATGAAAAGAAACGGACTTAAAGATTCAGTGGCTGATCCACTACCACCTCCAGCTGATGGGATTGCCGAAACCCATTGAGATGTATCACCATCATTATAATATATAAAAAGTAACCCTAAATCATTATTCCACCAAAGATCACCATTTTTAGGACTTGATGGTGCTGCGGAAGAAATAGAAAAAGAAGCACCAGTACTTCCTTGCCATACACCATAGTTGTTTGCCCAGTACCACGTTTGTGTACCATAGGTATATGTTTCGTTATTTGCAGGACTAGTAGGAAAATTAATTGCCATATCAGATCTTCTTGTTTATATCCTATTTATTTCATTAAGCCCAAGTACCAACTGAAACATTAGAACCAGCAGTGCCAATCGGATAAATTGATATAAATGAACCCGCTCTGATTGTATATGCACCTCCAGGTGCAGCTGACGGTTGATATTGAGGTATAAATGTACCACCACTACCTATTGATACAGTACCACTCCATTTCCAGTAACGGGCAATACCAGCCGAAGATGAACTTGAAGAAATTACTGTGGATGTTTCTCTAGTAACTGCAATACCAGCAACACCAGTATCAATAAAGTTGAATGTATTGGAAGCTTGTGATGTAGAGTGCACTATATATTCTATATTATTGATTGTAGCATTACCTCCAAATAACACACTAACAGTATGTGAGGTAGTACCAGCTGATTTATACCATAATGTCTCTGCTTCAAATCTATAGATAGTATTAGAACTTAGTGTTACACCTACACCGTATATATTTTGTACCGCAGTAGAATTTAACCCTACAAGATCTTGCTCTAACCTAAAGAATTGCATTCCAGGTACAATACCTCTTTGTGTACCTGCTGGTGTGTATAATAGTGTTTTACCATCGAACTCCATTGCACCAGCAGTGGCAGTAGTAAGGTTAGTACCTGTTTGGAACGTAAGAGGTGCTGTAGAAGTAGTACCTGCTGGTAATGTAATAAATGAACTGGAAGGTGAGCCAGTACCTGCATTAGGAGATGTTGTAACCCATTGTGAACTATCACCATCATTGTAGTAAACATAAAGACTACCTGTCTCTGAACTCCACCACAGATCACCAGTATTAGCAGAACCTGGTGGTGTTGCTGATAATGTTACAGAAGTACCACCTCCACCACCAGAACCAGCAGATCCTGTATAACCAACAGAACCAGATGAACCTGTATAACCAGCAGCAGAAGATCCAGTATACCCTGTAGAACCTGCATAACCGACACCTATTGAACCAGTATAACCTGTACCACCTTGTGATCCAATTGACCCAGTATATCCTGTATCGCCTATGGAACCTGTAAATCCTACCGAACCACTATAACCAGTAGAACCTATTGACCCTGTATAGCCTGTATCACCAATATCACCAGTTCTTGCAAAAGTAATAATAATATCAAGTGCATTACTAAATGTGTTTGAACCTGACAGGAATGATGAAGGGACCGCAAAGTAATTTGTATAGTGGGTATGATTACCAGTAATAGCAAACAAAGCAAAATGATCAGTGTTTGCTTTTTCAGTTACTGTAAAGTGACCTTTTATTGATGATGTTGAATCATCAATTGTTTGTAAGTAGTTATAGACTGATACAAAATTATCTGCATTTTCATTTATATAAAGAGTGGTTGCTTGTGAGGCATTGGTATTACTTAACTTTAAACCACCATTACCTGGATCACTATTGTCAGTATTTGCATTAAACGTATAATCAAATGCTGCACCACCAAATGTACCTTGTGGACCTTGTGATCCTACAAAACCAGTGGAACCTGTGTAACCAGTTGATCCTGAACTTCCAGTATCACCTTTAGAACCAGTATAACCAACAGAACCAGTAAATCCTGTACTACCTATAGAGCCTGTATATCCAACAGAACCGATTGAACCTGTGTAACCAACAGAGCCTGTAAACCCAGTAGCACCTTGTGATCCTGTATAGCCCAGTGATCCTACCGAACCTGTATAACCTGTACCACCAATTGAGCCTGTATAACCAACACCATTAGTAATTAATGCAGCTGCAAACCACGAACCTGATCCGGATAATACCTTTTGTGTTGATCCGCCAGTATATGCAGTACAATCAATATTATCAGTTGTACCGTTCATATAAACAATGCGTGTTATTTCTTGACTTACTCCTGACCAAGTAAGTTTGGGATTCTGTGCAATAGCAAATCCAGAACCATTTTTACGCAATTGTGAATTATATTGATTTGTATTAGCAGATGGTGTATCCCACCATACATGCAATGTTACTTCGTAATAACCTGCAATTGTTGGTGTGAACTTATATGTTGATGCATTCCACCAATTTTGTGGATCAAAATCATCAATAAACTGAATTACTGTATCACCATCTGCGGATATAGTTTGATCAGCATTAAGTTTAGCTTGTACTACATAATCACTTACTGATAAAGCAGCTGATGATCCTGTATAACCTGTAGAACCGGTATAACCTACACCTTGAGAGCCGGTATAACCTAGGTTACCTTGTGATCCAACATAACCCACTGAACCTGTATAACCTGTAGTACCTTGTGACCCCTGTGAGCCAGTATAACCAGTACCACCTTGAGATCCAGTAAACCCTGTTGTACCCTGTGAACCAATTGACCCAGTATAGCCAGTATTACCAATAGAACCTGTGAAACCTATCGAACCTGTGTAACCTGTTGTACCCTGTGATCCTATTGAACCGGTGTAACCTGTACCGCCCTGAGAACCAGTGAACCCTGTAATACCTTGATCACCTGTTGATCCAGTATAACCAGTATCACCCTTAGAGCCGCTAAATCCAATAGAACCAGTAAATCCGAGTGAACCAGTATAACCAGTGCCACCTTGTGAACCAGTAAATCCTGTATCACCTATATTACCTGTTCTGGCAAATGTAATAACTACATTTGAACCATTTGTAAATGATGTAACACCACTCAGATAAGACACCGGAATATCAAAATGATCAACATCTTCAGTGTGTGTTCCAGTGATAGCAAACATTGCATAGTTTTGTGCGTTTGCCAGATCTCTAAGAGAGAAATGACCCTTGATAGCACTTGTACTATCATCAACAGTCTGTAAGAAAGAATAACTGTTAGCACCCAATGCATCAATATAGTCTACATAAAGACTAGTTGCATATACTAAGTTTGTGTTACTAAAGTTTAGATATCCATTAGCTGTAGATGTATGAGCTGTGTTAGTTGAGAAGCTATATTCAAAAGCTGCACCACCAAACTCACCTGCAGGACCCTGTGATCCTACAAAGCCTGTTGAACCTGTATACCCGTCATTACCTTGAATACCCTGATCACCTTTAGATCCTGTATATCCTGTTGAACCTTGGGAGCCAGTGAATCCAATATCACCCTTTGACCCTGTATAACCTGTACCACCTTGTGATCCTGTAAAGCCTGTTGTACCTTGATCACCAGTTGAACCAGTATACCCTGTAGTACCTTGAATACCTTGTGATCCAGTAAAACCAACTGATCCAGTAAATCCTATTTCGCCTTGTGATCCTACATAACCTGTACCACCTTGTGATCCAGTAAACCCTTCTACACCTCTACTACCAGTATAACCTGTTGTTCCTTGTATACCCTGTGAACCAGCAAAGCCTACTGATGTAGACCAATAAGCAGTTGTACCATTGGAAGTAAGAACCTGTCCAGCTGTACCAATAGAACCGTTTGCATTTAATCCTTTAATAAAGGACGTAGCAGTTCCATCAACTTTAAACAGTTCATTATTATTACTTGAATCAGTAACTACAAAGTAACGAGTAGGATCACCAGCACCACCCCACAACTTAACTTGCATAAAGACATTGGAACCTGATACATCTGAACCAAATGCCCAGTAGGGATCAGCATAGTTAGGTAGTAATAAATTAGGATTAGCATAACCTGAGCTAGTGAAGGATGCTGCGTTTACTGAACCTTTAAAGTAAGCATCATTCCAACTTGCACCTGGTTGACCTAAATTAGCAACACCATCACTATTAGGTTGAATAGATGCATCACTACCACTAATTTGAATGAATTGAGAACTTGTACCAAGATATAATGAATAATAAGTAGGAGCAAATATTTGACCTGAGCTGTAATAGCTAATAGGAACGTTTACAACGCCTTGGCTATCAAGTGTAAGCTGATAAGAACCGTTTATAAGTTTATCAGTAGTTGCAACACTTCCTGTTGAACCTGTATAACCAATACTACCAGTTGATCCAGTATATCCAGCATCACCTTTTGAACCTACAAATCCTGTTCCTTGTGATCCAGTAAAACCAATTGAACCGGTGTAACCAGCTGCCCCTGGACCCCAATAAACATCTGAACCGTTTGTATAAAGAACTTGACCACCCGAACCCAAACTATTATTTGCTATAATAGATTTTACTGTTAAATTTCCTGAAACATTTACGTTTGTATTATTAGCACCAATTTCAAATACAACAGAACCATTGCCGGAATATAAAATTCCGTCAGTCATGTTAAGGGCTAATTCACCAGGGTTTGTGAGGGTTGTGTTATTAGCAGCACGTCCAGAAACAGACGTACGCTTAATTTGGATCAGGTTATTTGCCATATGGCCCTCTTACAAACAGTATATACTGTCAGGATTCCAGTTCATTCTTTTTAGTCTTGGAGCTGGCCTTATCTAAGGCTTTTTGTTGCTCTTCAACTTTACTATTTAGGCTTGCAATTTGCTTCTCATAAAAAGCAATCTGAGCTGATTGCAAGATATTACTCTTGGTCAGCTCAGATACAGCGTTTAATAATTTTTCCACATACAAATTAAATAATTCAGGTCCCATAATATATTATCTTTCAGTATTAGAAAGTACCACCATCAAGAGAACCGTAATACAAGATTGATCCATCTGATTGAAGAACTTGACCTGCAGCACCCGCTGATAACTTTTGTAATCCTGATGCTGTGTTACCAACTAACAAATCACCATTAGTGTATGTTTTGAAACCAGTACCACCTGATGCATATCCTAAGGCAGTTGAAAGAGATAGTGTATTGGCTTGAATATCAACCGTAAGTGAGTTAGTACCAATAATGTTAATATTAGTTGAGTTAGAAACTAATCCACCAGCAATCAACCAAGCCTGCAATGTGCCTTGATTATAAGATGTATCACCAGTATCAACAACAGTTGTTGGAGTTACTGTTAGACTGTCAAATATTTTGTAGACACCGTCAGATGCATCACGGAAGAAGCCAGTGTGCTCGTGTCCTCCGCCATCTTTATTATAATTACCAAAGAAACCTATATCTAGTAAATCAGTTAAATCATTGTTTGAGGCTAACTGGATTAATGGGTCAGTGACAATATATGATTCAACGTTTGAAAATACTGCATTACCAGTGATATGAAGGTCACCACCAATATAGAAGTCATGATAGACGGTTCCAGTATTAGCAACAAAATTACTATTGACTGTTAAACCATATACTTGAATTGTGTTAGATGTTGCTGTAACAAATGAATCACTAGATGAACCAAGTCTTAATTGATTAAACCAACCAGTGTTGTAAATTGCACCCGGACTACCTACATCATAAGTATTATCTGAAGTGGGTATAAGAGTTCCAGCTAAACTTCCGTTGATAGTAATCTGATCTTGAATAGCATCACCAAGAACAACGTTACCATTAAGAGTTGTTTGTCCGTCAACTGTTAATGAACCGAGTGTTTGATCGGAGGCAACATGTAAACCAGTTGAATTGGATACTAAACTACTACCAACAACAGCTGCAATAACAGGCTGAGCACTTTCACCTGAAGTTACTGATACACTTATACCATTTCCAGCTGCAATACTTTGAACATAGTCACCTGTTGTATCCGTACCAAGAGCAACTGTATTGTTATCAATAGTAACGCTAAGGGTTGCATCACCTAAATTGGTAAATGTAACGTTACCTGAAACATCACCAGTAAGTGTAAGTTTTGGTGAGCGGTTGATTGTTGTTACATTTAGATTCTCAATGGTTGTATTTGCACCAGTGAGATATAAGTTACCAGAAAGTGTTCTTGAATCAGTATTTTGTACAAATGATGGACCAGCTGCAGCTGTTGTTGACCAGTAAAGTTTACCAGAACTATCAACAGAAAGAACTGAATCAGTAGGACCATAGGTACCATTAGCAGACAAACTATTGATTGTAGCATTAGCTGTTCTGATTTCATTAAGAAACCCAGTGCTATTTGCAACAAGAGCTTGATTAGCTGTTAAGATACCAGGGTTTCTTTCACCGGCAATTGGGAGGACTGAACCATAATTGCCAATAAAAACAACATTACCCGCAGCAGTAAACGCAAGCTCACCATTAGCTAACGAGGCGGGTGTAGCTGTTGTTTGTGAGCGTTTAATTTGAATTAAATTTGGCGATGCCATTTAGAAGTCTCCTCCGTCCAAAGTCTGATTTGAAATTTGTAAAGGTAATACATAGTATTTATCTTCTGAAGCGACGTAAGTTAAAAGATTTCCATCTGCGGGCGGATTGGCAGATAAATCAGCTGCAACCACATCGGATAGATTATCAAGATTGTTATTTGCCCAATATACTGCGGTTCCATTTGAACTTAATACCTCACCTGGATTTCCATTTGAGCTATTAGCAGTTAGAGAACCTGTAAGAATTATATTATTAGCAGTAATGGTTTGTGGAACCCAACGAGATCCATCCCAGAGCCAGGTTTTACCACCTGTAACTGTAGTATCATTTAATGACGGGTTATTAGGGAAATTCAAAGCCATCTGTTAAAAAACCATTTTTTAATATTTATCCGACCGTTTTTCATCAAATAACCAAGGCAACCCAAACAGTGTTACTAGAATCACCCGCATTAATACTTAATATGTTTGTGTTAGTATCGTACCAGAAAGTTCCAGACTGTGCACCTATTGGTGCAATATCAGTATAATAGGAACCTGCTGTATCACCTTTTGAACCAGTATAACCAGCACCCTGAGAACCAGTATAACCTAATGTACCTTGTGAGCCAGCAAATCCTGTTGTACCCTGTGAGCCGGTAAATCCTGCACCACGAGAACCAGTGTAGCCCAAATCACCACGTGAACCAACAAAGCCTACTGAGCCAGTAAAGCCAGCACCTCTTGAACCAGTATAACCTAAATCACCTTGAGAACCAACGTAACCAGCTCCAGTTGATCCTGTATAACCAATAGACCCAGTATATCCAAGATCACCATAAGATCCAGTATAACCTGTATCACCTAATGAACCGGTATAACCTTCAGATCCTGTATAACCCAAATCACCAATAGATCCAGTATATCCAATATCACCAACAGATCCTGTGTAACCTATAGATCCTGTGTAACCTATTGATCCTGTATAACCTAGATCCCCTATAGAGCCAGAGAAACCAACTGAACCTGTATAACCTGCAGAACCAGTATATCCATATCCACCAGTAGAACCTATTGATCCAGCATAACCAGTATCACCGCGGTCTCCTAATCTTGCAAGAGTGAGAGCAGTAATAGAAGTATCAGGTATTGATTGATCACCAGATAAGAATGAAACTGGAACTGTAGCATATGTTAAATCATCTTCTATTTCTCCAACAATTGCAAACAATGCATAATTGATTGTGTTGGTGGTTGATTGTATTTTAAAATGACCTTTGATTCCCGATGTAGAAGATTGAACGATCAACAAGGCATTATAAAAATACTGCAAGTCAAGTGCTTGTTTACTTACGTAAACAGATGTTGCGTTACCAAAAGCAGAATTAGAAAATCTTATTACACCTGTACCAGGATCAGCTGATGTAGTATTTGCACTGTAATAAAATAAGAATGTTGAGCCAGCAAAGTTACCAGCAATACCTTCTGAACCTCGTGAACCTACATAGCCTATATCACCTTTTGATCCTGTGTAACCAATAGAACCAGTATAACCTAGCGGACCTATATCACCTTGTGAACCAACATAACCTGCACCAATAGAACCAGTGTAACCTATTGATCCTGTATAACCTAGATCACCATAAGAACCAGTATAACCCTCAGAACCTGTATATCCAATATCACCTTGTGAACCTGCATATCCAGTATCCCCTAATGATCCTGAATAACCTAATGGTCCTTCAGAACCAGTATATCCGAGATCACCAATAGACCCAACGTAGCCTTCTGAACCAGTATAACCTACACCTTGAGATCCAACAAATCCTGTAGAACCAGTGTAACCTGTAGATCCTGTAAATCCAAATGAACCAGTAAAACCTTGTGATCCGGCATATCCTAAGGGTCCAATATTACCTTGGATACCTTGCACACCTTGTGATCCTACAAAACCAGTTGAACCGGTAAAGCCAGTAGAACCAGTGAAACCTAACGAACCCGAGTATCCAAATGAACCAACAAAGCCTGTTGAGCCAACAAAGCCTGTTGAACCAGTGTATCCGGTTGATCCTACATAACCGGTATCACCTTTAGATCCTGTGAATCCAATTGAACCAGTAAATCCTTGTGATCCCGTATATCCAAATGAACCTGTATAACCAAAAGAACCTGTAAATCCAACTGAACCAGTAAACCCTTGTGATCCTGTATAACCAAAGGATCCTGTAAATCCAGCATCACCCTTAGATCCGACATATCCAGTTGATCCTGTAAAACCAAAAGATCCGGTATATCCCAATGAACCTGTATAACCTATATCACCTCTAGATCCTGCAAACCCAACACCTTGCGATCCAGTATAACCAATAGAACCAGTATAACCAAAAGATCCTGAATAACCTGTATCACCAATATCACCTGTTCTTGCAAATGTTAGAGCAACAGTTGTATTATTTGAATAATTTGTTGTACCAGAAACATAACTTACAGGAATAATGAAATAATTACTTACATATTCGTGATAACCAACAATATTAAAAATTGATGATTTACCAGCTTCATCAATACCATTGATAGAAAACTGACCTTTAATTGCTGATGTGGAATCATCAATTGTTTGAAGGAATGTATATGTTGAATCATAATAAACGTCATTTTCACTAATATACATTCTTGTAATAGAAGAATATACATTACTATCAAATTTATAATATCCAGCACCAGGATCAGTATTTGAGGTGTTGGCTACAAATTTATAATTGAACGAAGCGCCACCAAAGTTACCGGCAACACCTTGCGGGCCCTGTGATCCTCTTGAGCCTGAATAACCGGAATCACCTTGTGATCCTACAAAACCAGAGGAACCTGTGAAACCAGAAGAACCACCGTATCCTGTTTCACCTCTTGATCCTTGATAACCCTCAGATCCTCTGTAACCAGTAATACCTTGTGTAGTTCCAAAGTATCTTACTTCTATTTCTGCACCAATTTGAGGTGCATAATTTAGTTGCAATATTGTACCAGATACTGTATAATCTATTATAGGAGTTTCAAGAATACCATTAACATAAACAAAAATATGACTTGGATCAGATGTTTGATCTAGTAAAGTAAATTGAGTGTTACTTCCATTAGCAATGTAACGAGATGATTTAGAAGGTCTACCAACCTCACCCATAGATCCAGAATAACCAATAGAACCTGTGTAACCTATAGATCCAGTATAACCATCTTCACCACCTGCAGGACCCTGTGGACCAGTAGCACCAACAGATCCTTGATAACCTGTATCACCAAGTGATCCTCTATAACCAGTATTACCTGTAGAACCAATATAACCTGTTGATCCTGAATAACCAGTAGAACCTATAGTGATGTCAAAATAACGAACATCTATTTCTGCACCAATTTGAGGAGCATAAGAAAATGAAAGTGTGGTTCCTGAAACATTATAATCTACAAGAGGTGTTTCTAATATACCATTCGTAAAGACCATAATGTGGTTAGCATTAGCAGTATCTTCAATTAAAGTAAATTGAGTGTTACTTCCATTACCAACATATTTTGATGATTTAGAAGGTTTACCAACAAGGCCTAATGAACCTGAAAACCCAATAGAGCCAGTGAAACCTATTGAACCAGTATAACCTTGTGAACCACCAGGATCACCTGCTACACCCTTATCACCAGCAGATCCTTTATATCCAGTATCCCCAAGTGATCCACTATATCCTAAACTACCTGAATATCCGGTAGAACCTGAATAACCTTGTGAACCGGTATAACCAACACCATCATTTTCAATATATCTGATTTCAATATCAGCTAGATAAGGAGGAGTAGAAGCCAGATTTACAGTGTTACTATTTGTGATTGTGTAGTCAACATCTGGAATTTGTACAAGACCATTTACTATGACAAGTATGCTATTAGCTAAATTTACCGTGTCAATTAATGGGTACGAATTGGCTGTGCCACTTGCAGATATTTGTTGACTTTTAAAAATCAGCGCCATTTATTGCCTTATTTAAATGCTGGATATATAATAACAGAATACTGAGATATTTATGATTTGTTGTGAGGATATATTATGAACCTTCCCTCTATTGCTATTCTTGATTTAATTGGACTTGTTTATGATGGAACCACTCTTTCTAAGAAGGGTTTAGGTGGTTCAGAATCAGCAGTTATCCTTATTTCTAAAGAATTAGCTAAATTAGGATTTCCTGTTACCGTTTTTAATGCCTGCGCAGAAGACGACGCAAAACCTGGCATCTATGCAGGCGTTAGTTACAGGCCTATTAATAGTATAAAATCTACTGATCAGTTTGATATAGTCATCTCCTCTAGAACTGTTATACCCTTTATTCCTGATCATTATTTTGAAGCCTATAAAAATGCTACTCGCCATTCTCCGGAGATATTCAAACCTTTGCGAGATAAAGCTAAACTTAAGATCATGTGGATGCATGATACTTTTGCTAATGGTGATATCAATCTAGAAGATCTTCTTGTAAATGGTTATATTGATAAAATCTTTACACTATCAGATTTTCATACTGCCTATGTTACAAATTGTCATCATGGCAAGAGACGTAATTTTGAAGTGCTTAAAAATAAGGTATTTCAAACACGAAATGCTGTAGTGAAATATATTGATGAGGTGGATATTAGAGCCAAAGATAGAAATCTTTTTGTTTATAATGCTTCAGTAACAAAAGGGCTTTTACCACTCATTGATAGAATCTGGCCCAGACTTAAACAATATATTCCTGATGCCAAGTTAAAAGTTATTGGTGGATTCTATAAATTTAGATCCGAAGCACCACTTGATGCACAGGGTGAGACTCTTATGAAACTCATGAGAGATCCTAAGTACTCTCAAATGGGTATTGAGTTCACTGGAATCATTTCACAAAGTGAAATAGCCAAAATTCTTTCTCAAGCTTATATGTTCTTGTTTCCCGGAGCTTTTCCAGAAACATTTGGCATATCAACTTTAGAATCTTTAACATATAATACTCCTCTTGTAACAACCCGTTTTGGTGCTCTAGAGGAAACAGCTATTGAGCAGGCTTCATACTTTATTGATTATGCAATTGAACCAAATAGTTTATTTACTGAGATCAATATTGACGATCAAGTAAATAAATTTGTTGAAAAAGTTATCAGAGCATATAATGATCCCTACCTTCACCAACAAAAACAATATTACTGCAATGTAATTCAGGATATTAATACCTGGGATACTGTTGCAATTCAGTGGAAGCAATTTTTCTTTAAACAATTTGATCTACCCCTTTCAGTAGATGAATATCGTAAAGTATCATATATCAATGATAAGGTGCATAGAGTTTTTGGTAGAAGGTTTAGTAATAATGTTGAGTGGAATAATTATAAATCAGGTTTTGAAAAAAGAATTAATATAATTACTCCATTTTTTAATGCTCAAAATTATATTGAAAAATGTCTTCAATCGGTTGCCTCTCAAGACTATGATAATTATATGATGTTCTTGATCAATGATTGTAGTACAGATGATAGCCTTAATGTAATTAAAAAGTTTATTGGTAATCTACCTGTTAAACAACAAGATAAATTTATTATCATTAATAATAAAGAAAATCGTGGGGCTGTTTATAATCAGATCAAAACAATTAAAAATTATCCTTTGGGGGATGATAGTCTTGTAATGTTACTTGATGGTGATGATTGGTTAAAAGCAGATAATAATATCTTTAATTTTTATAATAATCTTTTTGCTGATAATAAAACAGATTACGCCTATGGAAGTTGTTGGTCATTAGCTGATAATATTCCTTTGATTGCTCAACCTTATCCAAAAGAAATCAGAGAATCTAAATCCTATCGTAATCACAAATTTAATTGGGGAATGCCTTATCCCCACCTCAGAGTTTTTAAGAAACACCTTGTTGATAATGTTGATGAAAAGGTATTCATTGATGATAATGGAAATTGGTATAAGGCAGGTGGAGATAATGCTACCTTCTATAATATAATTGAACAAGCTGATCCTAATAAGATAGTAGCCGTTCAAGAAATTTTCTATAACTATAATGATTTAAATCCACTAAATGATTATAAGGTTCATTCAGAACTTCAAAATCAAAATGCTAGTAAGATTGTTTCAAAAGAAAAACATGATGTACAAGAGATTGTTACAGAATCACAACCTGAAGAAATTAAAATTCAAATTGAAAGAAAACCAGTGAAAAATATTCTTATTGCTATTCCTACTGCTAGAAACATTGAAGCTCAAACGTTTAAATCAATTTATGACCAAGTTGTTTCTGATGATTATAATCTTAATTTTCAATACTTCTACGGTTATCAGGTTGATCAGGTTCGCAATCTAATTGCTGATTGGGTTGTTAAAGGATATGATTATTTGTTTGCAGTTGATTCTGATATTGCATTTCCTGCTGATACTCTTTCAAGATTATTAGCTCATGATAAAGATATTGTAACAGGAGTCTACAGACAGAGAGTCCCTGATAGACAAACATTAGAAATTTTTGAGGCTAATGATAGAGGTGGATATACACACATTGATTGGGAAAAGATCAAAGGCAAGGGTCTAGTTGAAATTGGCGCCTGTGGTTTTGGATGTGTACTTGTTAAAAAGCAAGTTATGGAAGATATTGGTTATCCTCAATTTGCCTATAAATCAGCCTTAGATCACAATCACACATTCTCAGAAGATCTTTTCTTTGCAAAGAAAGCTTCTGAAAAGGGTTATAAATTTTATGCTGATACATCAATACTCTGTGATCACATAGGATCGTATACGTTTAGAGTATCTTAAAAGTAATTAACGTTAGGGGCTACATTAGGAACTGTTGGTGTAGTTCCCAAAACATCAGAAGCTTTCATTTTTAAAATAGAAAGTGGTTCTATAGTCTCACCAATTTGTTTAACAATTAATTTTGTTTCCATTGGTGCAGAACGAGCTATTGTTATCAAAACATCACCATGTCTTTGTACAACAATTTTAGCATCACGCATTAGCGTGTCACCTCTGGATTTACAGTTACAATACCCTCAAGTATTCTAGATGTGACATTATTCGCATGGAGTTGCAAATCATAAACATATCTTGAATTGGTTAGATTTGCTGTTACAGCTGCATTCATTGATAAAGTAACGAGGCCGGTATTACCACCTAAAGTTACATTAATAGTATTGTATGTTGTTGATGTGTATGTTTTTCTAATTTGTGCATTGGCAGTAAAATCAGTAATATCAAATGCATCACCATTTGAATCAATTAAATAAACATTATGAATAAAGTTTGCACCCTGATCAACTACTAAATTTGATTTAATTGCCATTTTTTAATCTATCAACTTCTGCTTTGAGTTCTTTGATGGCTTCAATTAGTAGAGGTACTAATTTTTCATATTGAACAGTTAGGTAATTTTCATCAATAGGTGCGGGATGAACTATCTGAGGTAATACTTGTTGTACTTTTTGAGCAGATACCCCTACCTGAATATCTTCCTCAGTATAACCCAACTCCTTAGCCTTTTCATTTCCCTTATAATAAAATCCTTCAAGAGAAGTAACTTTATCAAGAGCATTTTCAATTGGACCTAATACTTCTTTAAGTCTTTCATCAGAGTACTTGGCAATTACGTTACCCTTAGCTCTGAGTTCACCTTTGTAATCTTCACCTGGTGCATTTACTCCAACACCAACACTTCTAAATACACCGTCAATATCATCTTTATCGGTACCATGATTATCATCAAAACCTAGAATACCGTTGATTTCATCAACAATCACCAGGACTTGTTTAAGTTTACCTTTTTTCTCAGGAAGAATTAAATCAAATCCAATGTTTGTATTAGGAGAAACTAATCTAACATAACCAGTATTACCTGTTGCATCAATTCTAATTGCACCATTAACATGTAATACATCAGAAGCAGATGTTCTTCCTGTTCCTACGAACACATTACCAGAATTTCCATCTACACGGAGACGTACGGTCTCATTGGTTGCAAGAAGTAAATCCCTAATTGAAGAATTGTGTCCCACCCACATTCCATTTGAATCAAGTGAGATACCACCATTATATCCATTACCAACAATTTTTAATTGACTGGTCCAATTATCATCTGGTGTAATATTATATGTTGAATAAATTATAAGATTACCGGTCTGTGTATTTGCAACTGAAAGCAATCCATTTTCAAAATAATTATTGGTACCAAGAAATTCTGTATTACCAAAAAACTTAGCAGTACCTGTACCAGTAAGATTTAAATTAGAAGTTGTTACTTTACCAACATTTAATTCAAATGCAGTTAGATAAGAGTTTGTATCACCGGCAGGAAGATTGTCATTGAAAACAATGTAAATACCATCTCTGGTTACATAAGTATTTCCATCTTCTGCACCAACATTTAATTGGCTGCCAACAGTTGCATTTAATATATTGGCTGTGTTTATTACAATACTATTATCATAGATATATGTGTTACCAATAATAACTCTGTCAGAAAAATAAGCGGCGTTTGAATTTACGTTAGCAGTTGTGATTACAGTGTTATTTAATGATATAAGTGTTTTAGTATAAGCTGTTGTACCATCAATCAACATACCTGAGGGTGAAATGATGTTGTTTGCTGTTGATGTTGCTTGTATGATAATTGCGGATGCATTAATAGTGGCATTAGCCGTATCTGTACCAATAAACAAGGAACCAGCATTAGCTGTTACATAAGAATCTGCTGTAAAGGTGCCCGTGATAGCAGCGTTGCCTACAGAAGTATTAGAGTTTACAGTAACTACTGAATTATTAATAGTAGCAATAACTTGATTAGTTTTTGACAACCATTGTCCAAATGAATCAGTAGCTTCTACAACCGGTGCTATGTAAATAGTCATTTATTTTCTATTGCCTTTAACAGTAGTTCTTTAATTTGTGTTATATCATTTTTTAGTGATATAACATCTTCCTTAAGATTATTTATTTCAATATTAGATGATTCCAATACTCTTTTTCTTCTTATTTCTTTATAAGCAGATAAACCTTCCATATTATTATTTACAAATGATCCGGGATTTCCTCTTTGTAGGACAAAATCTCCTTCAAATGGTTTTAGCCTATTATCTGTCATCACTTATCACATCTGTAAGGCAACTGCTCTTACATCTCTCATTGTTGGGAAATTAGCTGTTGTATCTGATACTAATACAATTTTAATTGAGAAAGTATCAAATCCTCTGAAAAGAGCACCACTACTATTATAATATGTTAATGTTCCTGCTGGTATATCCTTTGTAACATCTCCAACTGAATCAGCATATGCTATTGTATCTACTGGTGATGTAGGTCTTGTACTAGCTGCGGGTACACCCAATTGATATTCTTTATAATCTTCAAAGTTTTTAGGTGAACTAAAGATAGTCCCAAGATTATTTAAATACTCAAGTTGTGTCCATGGTTTTGTATCAAATAAATCACTATCAACCTGGGAATTTAAAAATTTAGCATAAACATAAATGTTTGTACCAGCAGGACGATACCCAGTTACCCAAACCTTTAAATCTTCTGCAACCGTATCCAATACAACTGTTCTAGAAATATATTTACTTCTTGAACTACCATATCTTGTATGTTCATTAGTTGTATCATTGTTAATTTGATTTGTGATATAATTGATTGTTTTAGTAGAAAGATCAATTACAGGTGAAAGCCATTGGCTATTTGTATACAAATCAATTTCATAGGTTGAGTTGCCTTTAGTACCATATGATCCTGTTGCAACTTCGTTAGAATAACTTCTTAAAACACGTTCATAATCACGGAGCTCTGCTAGGTCTTGATTGTATACTTTTACAAAGTTAGAATCTTTTGCAAAAGCACCACCTGAATAAGATGAGTTAGCAGTTCCCTTATATGAGTAATCTGCTGCAGTTCCTATTGGTTCATTCATTCTAAATCTTGGAACAACAGCATTATAAACAATATCATCAAGTACAGAAATTGCAGCGTTTGCAATTCTATAGGTTTCTGTAAGTAATGTTGGATCACCTTCACTAGGGGGTCTAAAAATTCTTAAATTACCAAAATTTGCAGATGCTGGTGTTACAGATGCATTGGTAAATTTACCATTTGATCTAATATACAAGTCCCCTGCAACTTCGTCAACATAAGTTACTCGACCAAAAGGAAATTTTGTTGTGTCTGTTAAAACTGTAAAATCTGTAGCATTGGCAGCATATACTAAGTCACCGATATTGATAGGAGTTGAAGAATTTTTTCTAAAAATACCAGTAGTCATATTTAAACGACAAAAATCTATATTATCATTTCTAAATACAACCTTACCGGTACTTACTGGAAAGTTTGCAGCATATAGATTAAATTTAATATCTTGAGATTGAACAGCAGTCCAAGAATCACCGTTAGAAGAAATATAGAGTACACCTGAATAAGGTTGTTGTGTAACATTCTGTCCAGTAAGTGTATCTTTACCACCTATTTCTGAAACCCATATATCAAAGTCAGTTGTATTATTGTCAGGATATACATAGAATGCGTACATTGAATCTGAGGCAAGCATTAAAGGTTCTTGAAAATAAAATATCGTCTCAGCACTAGCATCGTCACTAGTTAAAATTTGTGATGGGTATAAATGCCCAGATCCCATTCTCTTTGAGGTATCAGGAACACCATTTGTACATTGTACAACTACACAAAATGCACCAAGAGTAGAAGATTTATTTTTAAAAAAGATACCAATTCCGGTTAAAAACACACCAGGCAATCCTCCTAATGATTTTGAATCAATAGAGAAGGTCTGTGCTATCGGATTTGTAGTTTCTAATGCCATTAATATAACTTTCTTTAAATATTTTAATTATAGTAAACTATTGGTTAATGATCCTGAATAGATTAATCTGCATATTATTATCCGAACAATCCATTCTGAGCATGATCATTTGCGGTATCACGAGCCGGATCTCCAAGATAACCACCGCACGGATCAGGAGTATAACCATCTTTGTTATGCACAACATAATTTTCTACAATATATGTATTATCACCATCTAACATTAGATTATAAATTACATAATCTTCGGGTTTGGTAATTGAATCAATAGTATCTACAGATTCAAAAATACCATCATCTCCTGCAATGTATCTTTGAACCTTAGATCCTATTTCAATTTTTGTTAATTTATCCTTGAAATTATCTTCTACAGCCCAGCTATTTGGATCAAAAGCGCCCCATCCATTATCAGTCATAATTGGATGCTCTTCTGATACGAAAGCCCAATTATTATTAAATGAATACATCTTTCTATCACCAATGACAGGAGACTCAATTCCTATTACGTTGTTGTATGCGTTATTATCAAGACCACTTTTTACCTTATCACCAACTTCAATTTCACATATTTTCTTTTTATTTCCGTCATACATCACAACCAATGCTTCTGGATCAAAGCAACAATATGATGGTGGAGGAGGTGCAGGTGGTGGAGGTGGATCTTGTGTAGTCCAAGTTAAAGGTGGTGGACTATAAGTATTTGATTTTGGTGTAAAGATTGGTTCAATAATTTTAAAATTGACGTCTTGTGAAGTTACTGACAATCCTTGTGATGTGTATACACCTTCAGCTGATGTAATAGCCTCTCCACCAGTTTCCAAACTATCTAAATTAGATAGCATAAATGATCTTTCTCCTGATCTAAATGTATTATCAGGAAGATTAAAAATCATTGCAATTTCACCATACTTATTAGCAACAAATGGACCGCCAGTATTACTTGTTGCAACAAATGCAGCCGCTGGATCACCAGCAAAAGATGCATTAAATTTATCAATATCGGTAGTACCATCAACCTTCAAAAAGCTGTTAGCAATTTTTGCTGTTGTACAATATGTACCAACTGGTTTTCTATCAAAATAAGCATATAGTTTAGAACCAGGTCTTAAAAATCTACCTATAATTCCAACTTTTCTACCTTTCATATAAGGTAACATTGCAACATCTCTTACAACATTTCCTAAATCTTGTTTTGTTGTTTGAGTTGTTACTTTAATATCAGTGATAGTTGTTTTAGCATCCATTGACCAGTAGTTAGTTCTACCTTCTTCTTTATCTAATTTTGGTGCACTATATGTAGTATCAATATCTTTAAAAGCACCATTGGCTGCTGCATCTTGGAAAGCCTTAGCCTGGTCAATAGTGATGGTTTGAGGAGCCATTTCTTTGTTAGTATTAGTACCATCATAATTTGGATAAAGATGTAAAGCACCTCTAAAATTGTAAAATGTTTCAGCTGGGTTTCTATATTCAGTAGCTTTATCATTTCCACCAATTTTTACGCTGGTATAATCAAGCATTAATAGACGACCATAAATTTTTACAGCTGTACTTGTTGATGTATCAACAATCATGTCATTATAGGTTTCTGTAAAATTAGGTCTTGCTATAGATTTTGAAGAACTAATAGCCATGCTAAATTCAGGGTCATTAGTTCTGGCAATGGTTCCATCATTGAATGGATCAGCAAATATACCATTTTTAAATCTTTCTACGCCACCTGCACCTGGAACAGTACTTGGCAATGAAAGAGTTTTAGTATCAAGGGCTAGAGCATTTAATACTGAATAATATTCAAGAGCTTTGATTCTTTGTTCTAAACCAAAGATTTCTTTCATAGTGTAGCCTTTGGCTACTTCAATATCAACACGAACTGCTAAATCTTTTCTTTTAAAACCCATAATTATTCTGCTTCTGGAAATGTAAGTGACGGATAAGGTGTGACATACACATCTGCAATTTTTAATCCTGTATCACTAATGATTGGAGGTTTAGCTTTAAATGAAGGAACACTTGATTTTACATTTAAATGTCCATCTTTATTTATTATCAATGTATCAACTCTAGGTAGATAGTATTCTATGTTATATGTAAAATTACTATCAGGTTCAATAGCTGCTTTGATAGTTGGATGGGTATAAAAATTTGGATTTGTATTTGCAGGATTAACAGTAAAGTTCGGCCATACGCCAGTTTGATCACTAATAGCTGTATTAACCATCACAGGTCTAAAATCTATATGGTTTCTTAAATCATATACTTGACCTGCAATATCTTTGTATATTGGTATTTCAGCTGTTTGTAATGCTGACATATCAGTTAGATCACTGTCATTTGTTTTATATGAATCAACTGAGAAAAATCCAGCCTTAGCTCCTGTTGTATTAGGAGTTAAATGTTTTAATCTTACAAATAATCTAGTTGAGGATGTAATTGCTGATTTATATTGAGGTAACACTGTAATATATGATAACCCATATAAATTATCTCTTTGACCATTATCAAATGCAAACCAGTCTTTTCTATCAGGATTGGTATTTGAGAAATTAGATCCAAGATGAATTGCATCAATTTTATACACATCAGGGAATCCTAATGACCATGGCCCATTAGTACCTGTTGCGTGTGTGGCACAATTAACAGCTACCCATATACTCTTACGAGTGACTTTTTCAATTGGCGTAGCTTGATTTTTAATTTGAGGAATTTGTGCTCGCATTGTGTATGAAGTTGACTCAGCATCCCTCAAGCACACATTTGCTACCATTTCAGTTATTTTTCCGGCAATTGAACTGAATGAGATGATATTACTACCACCATTAAAATCAACAGTAGATCCGGCTTTATGGAATCTATTAAAATAAATGTTAGTAGGAATCGCGGTTGAAGAAAGATTTGGTGTCAATCCAATCAAGCTTGCACTGTATACACCTGTGACTGTATGATAAGTCACTCCTCCACTATGGGTAGCTCTCAAGGTATCACCAACTCTAGGTGTAACTCCAGCATCAACAGTAGCTTGGGTTGTTGTTAATCCTCCTGCAGGGAATGTATATCCAGCAGGTGAGTTTACAAAGCTTCCGGCTCCACCAGTGACTGCAGAACAGCTGACATTAGTGTGAGTATTATTTGCTGTACCTGAAACGGATCCAACAGAACGTGATCCTGCGGCACCACTATATAAATTTGCAACAACATCCGTGTTGAAGTACACATCAATTCCTAGTGATGCAGTATCACTTAGTCCTGTAGTTGCTCCAAAATTGTACTCATCAGTTGTTGAAAAAGTTGCATACACGTAGTTAGTAGTTTTAGTAGCTGTTACAGGGTCAGATGTTGTTCTAAAAATGTAACTAGTTGCATTTACACCTGCTGAGGAAAGTAGTCTTTTTGTACCATCAAGACCTGTATAGAACAATAATGACTTATTAGTAGAATCAGTTTGGTATAATGTTGATTGGCCTGAACCAGCATCTCTAACTATATCACCAAATATTTTACCATATGTACCATTAAGATATATACTTCTTGCATCAGCACCAAAACTATAACCTGCTGCCATCTGCACATCATTAACATAAAGATGATATATTGCTTGTGCAGTACCCTTAGTACCCGAATACCATTTAACTGCTCTAACTGCAGCATTTCCAATTAATGTACCAACCGGGGCTGATATACTTACAGATTTTGATAATGCATATTGATTTGCATTATAAATGTTTACTCTTGCCACACTTCCCGTATCTACAATACCTGCAAAATCAGCAACTTTCATATAGTTACCAAAGTTTG